GCAAAAATAGTTTGCCATTTATTATTCCTCCTCGTTACTATTAATTATTTATTATTCTATTTAATCTATCTACAAGTTTGTCACCTGTAGACTTATTATCTATTGTATCGGGTAGAATCTTTGAGTGATTCAACTGAATTACCTTAGTATCAGTAGTATCATCATCTTCTACTTTTGTCTTACCTTCTATTTTGTTTAGAGCACTATATACTTTAGCCTCAATTAATGGTAATACATGTTTAGTTAATGCATATTCAAATGCTTCGAAAGATTCTGAATATAATATATTATCGAATTTTTCTTTGTCTTCTTCTGATATAATATCATTATATTTCGTATATAAATCTTTAGCTTGCTCATCTTTTTCGGCTTTTAATGCTAATTTTTTATACTCTTTTAATGACTCATTCTCAATTGTCAATGTATCTATAGTGTCAGTAATTACACTAAATTCTAACATTTTCGCATTATATTCTTTTTTAGAATCAGTAAATGCAGTATACATGTCAGATACTATAGCGTTTATATTTTGAGAATACTTTTCATCTTCGTCTGGCATCTCTAAATAATCCATTTTGGGGAATACTTCTTGTTGACTCTCAAAGTCTATCTTAGGTACATCGCCTTCTTTGGAATACGGCATTTTTATAAATTTTCCACCATCATCTGTCATCTTATATGCAATCACATATCCGTCTCCACATGCAAAATACCTGTATACAGGCATCCCGTATTCATCTTTAGCATAATCAATTAACATTTCACTTACTAATTGCATCATATCTTCATAGTCCATAGAGAATTTTTCCTCCTTTTCCTCAATTTTAATTTCCAATTCTTCTGATTGCGTTGGATTGTTATGAGTAGTAATTACATGAGCACAAAAATCCTGTGCTTTTTCACCACCATAATATTCAAAATTTTCTGACTTTTTAGTCTTTGTAATTTTGCTATACCATTCCGTAATAGTCGAAAAAGAAACTATTTTTTTATCTATAATAAATTTACAAAACTGTAAAATATTATAATTCTTTTGGGGGTTCTGTGTTTGTTGATTTAATTCATTAAGTAGGTCTTTTGGGACACTATACTCATCTATTAAATCACAATACTTATCATTGTAGAATCCTATTGTATTCTCCAATTGCTCATCTGTAAAATTAACTACAGAAATATGTGCACCTTGAATACCTGGACTATACTGCATATCAGTACCTAGCAAACAAATGCCAGTAAATATGAACTCATCTATATGTAGTATGCCTTCATCATCGTTATAATACTTTGAGACATCTATTTCCATGCTAATCTCAGCATTACTATCATTCTTGAATCTCTCAACAACTTTTGGATGATATTGTTTCCAAATTATACATTTGGCTTTTAGGAAATTCTTACCATCATATTCCACTATATCAGCAGCATTAGATTCAGGGATATTACCTATAAAAGTAAGTTGATCCCTGTTTGTTTCTGTTCCATGATCAGTAAAATCAAACGAACCATAATCCCATAAAACCAAGAGTGGTTTATTCGCCAAAGAAGGAATTGCGTTTTCTATTGATTCTAAAGTAAAACTTGTTCCTTTACAATTTTCACCTTCATGAACAATGTAGCATTCCAATACCATAGCAGTTGAGTCTTCCATCAATACATTATATTTATCGATTGAAAACTTCATCTTTTTAATTTCATTCAATTAGTTTCACCCCTCTAGTTTTTGCGTCATCCCAATTATCTAATAAAGTGGTTAAAATGGTTGTTTTAACGAATATTCCATAACGCTTTTTAGTTTTTCTATGTATTCCATACCCAACTGGCTCTAAACCACTCTGTACAAAATACTTATAAAGATTAGTAGAATAACAATTCCACAACAGCTTTGAATCTATATCTTTTATATTATTTATTCTCATACTGTCACCTTCATTTCATTATCAGCTCTATCGCTAGTTTTTATTCCACTATCTGTCATTTCTGATACGGCTTTCTTTGGTGCTCCACCTTTATTATCAGACAATCCTCCAGCTTGACTAGCTGGCACTAATGGCATAACTTCTCTACGCTTTTTATGTTTTTCCATAAATATCATTGGGTCTACTTCATATGGTTCATAGCCCTCCATTGCATATAATTTACTAATGGGCATATTTGCCCCCGCTACTCTAGAAGTATAATCTTTAATATCTTCTTGTAAAGTATACCTATTTCCAGAGTATTTTATATTAAACCTATATGTAGAAGATGCTACCCATAATTGGATATTCATAAAGTTTTCACATTGGTGATACATATGATCGACAAAACCAAAGTCATTAATCATTGAATACTTTACAGCAGCGGCATTATTTATTTCACCATTCATAATATTGGTCGCACCTGAAGTATTCCAAAACATATCCTCACCAGTACCTATCCAGTTGTTTTGATTTTGAGACCCACCAAAACTAATTTTCTCAATATCGAATGGAGTTGAGAACGTAGCGGTTTGTTTGGGTAATATTGTAGCGGTCGCATTTACTATCTTTTGAGCAATAACTGCATCTATAATTGGTTTACCCTCTTTATCTTTGGGAATAATTTGAGCTATTATAGCAACTGTATCTAATGCCATTTGTTGTTTAAGCATATTCTTAAAATCTAATATGGTGATGCCATCAATCATTGTAGCAGAGTATGGTGGGATTAGTTCAGCCCGTAATGGGTTAAAAACGAATACGTAACCATCTTGTACTGGCACTGGATAATATTGATACTGAGCCAATTTGGAGCCTGTGGCACCCGCACCACGCATGGCTATGAACTCTTTATAATAATTTACTATTTCGGGTGTAACATTTACTAAACCTCTAAACTGATCAAAATAATTTAGATCTACAGCATAGGTATAACCCCAATCCCATCTACCAGTTATATAGCACCATTCAGTTGGTAGTTCGACTAGGCTCATAATTTCAGGAGCTCTATTTACATAAGTAAACATACCACCTTCTTCTATGACTTTTTTCATAACTTTACCAAATTCATATCGATGCTTAAATTTTCTTAAAACATCGTTGCACCTATCTAATCCATTGTCCCACGTTTTTATTTCTCCTTTTTTTGGAGTGTTTGCTGGGATTAGCTCTGAGTTAAATATCATCATTTTAGCCGAATAATCTGTAATGCGTTTATATTGCATTATTGTATTCAACATATATTGAGAAGCACCTATCAATGCTTTTGAGTTCATAGATGGGTTTTTAAGCCAAGATTTTAAACTCTCAATAGTGGGTTCTTTTACACTTATATTTATATCTCTCGTATAATCTTCTCCTGTAGGAGGATTATATGATGCTGATTTACCAACCCTATTGATTAACGCAAGGTTTTCAGTCATACTAAATAGGTTGTTGTTCATTTCCTTTATCATGTCTATTCCAAAGGCATTCCAATACTGTTGGACTGTTTTTACATCTGATGGTGTTAATGGATTTTCTTTTGGGTTATCCACTAATTCTCCCATATCTTCTACTATTTTCTTATTCTTTTCATCCAAAATTTATCACCACCTTTAATAATAATTAGGAACGCCATCGTTGCGCCCACCTACGTAAGCACTCCAATCAACGTCATCTTTCCGATCGGGTATATCCAAAAACATTTTTATATAATAAAACATATAAGCCATAGCCGAATACCGATCTTTATCTGTTGATTTTCTTACCTGTTCTATCTGTAGGTTTTTCTGATTAGTCTTATCAACTAATTTTAAATTTGCAACCTCATTAATAAATTCAGAGGTCTGCATTGATAAGATCTCGCAATCTTCCCTCTCTTGTATAGTCATCTTCCGCTTTATACTATTAATCTCGGTAAACAATCTTACCTTTTTTTCTTCAAAATAATTTACAAATGACATAATAATGTCTGGGTTATTCTTACCAGTAGCCTCAACGGCATATATAATCTCTGGAGCATTTTTATCCTCTGGAATATCATCTGTATTGATAGTCCCTAGACTTTCTAAAACATCTGAATTTGTTGGGTCAATATGAACTTTTATCAACTCTTCTATGGTGCCTCTTCCCCATGAATTTGCATCAACTACAATTGCTTTCACTCTCGAATGAATTATGTCTGTACTACCGCCATATTTATAAAACACACGCTTAATCCATACTGCTTGTTCCTTATATGGTAAATTATATGGTGGCATTATCATGTTAACTATATCAATTTTAGAAATCCTATTATTTTTTGATTTACTAATTTTCCCAACTATTATAGCTGTTCTATTATGAGCTTTCCTACTGATATCAACCCCTATAATATATTCAGGCAAACTTTCTTTTTTTTTATATTTAATTTCATTGTACTGTAATTCTAGCGTCTTATTTTGTCTAACCTCCATTAACTTACTTATATTAATTAATGCATCATTATCATTACCTAGCCATGAACATAGATAGTTTTGTTTAAATTCTGTCAACGACATACTTTCACGTCTAGATTCAACACGCTTTCTAGTTTGTCTACCAAAATAACACATTAGAGTCCAATCAGAGGTATAAACACAACCACCTTTTAGGTTCTTCATATCTTCATACGCTACTTTTAAATTAGCAAAAGCATCCGAATTTCTAAATCCAGAAGTTGTAAATCGATTAATATATCCATTAAATTCCTCGGGATCTGGCTCCACACCACCAGCATTACGGGCAATATCAAATACGGGGATAACGGCATCATCCATAGTTTTCTTTGTAATAAGATTATCTTCCTCGCCATGACCTCTATGTCTCCGTTGTCCTTTTACGCCCTGTCTAACGCCCATGCTATCTACTTCTGAACCATTTACGAATACAACTTTAGCTCTATCTTTTTGAAATGATTCTGTCTTTATGCAACTTTGAATATAAGGAAAAAATCCCACTATTTCATCGTGTTTATCTTCCCAAATATTAACTGAGCTTTCTTTGGTTTCTGCGATAAAAGATAATTTTACACCAGGATATAAACAAGCGACAGCATATAAATACATAACTTGTATTAATGTCTTAGAATATCCCCGTGTAACACAAACATAATTTGTGTGGAATCTTGCTAAACACCTAATATAAACTCTTTGATCAGTATCAAATTTAAACTTACTTTTTTTGTCAGATATTATATCATAAAAATAATCGGGGTAAAATCTCCAAAAACTTATTAGTTCCGCCCATTTGTGGATATTGTCATCTATAAAACTCGTTGATGAGAAATTCGCAACAGGACTTTCAAATTCAGGGTTATATATATCGCTTCTATCTTTACTATGTTTTTGATTATCGCTTTGAAAATTGTTATAATTTGGCATTATTATACCTCATCGTCATACAGAGGTTCATAATATATTTTATCCAAATCCCTAAACACACTATTACGTTTTTCTTCCTCTAGTAAAATTTCAGATTTAGTTAACCCTTTTTCTTCAAAATAACTATTAGTCATTTCTTTAAAATACCCATAGGTATCAACATATTTAGTCCTACCTAAGCCAGCATCTTCCCTTGTTTTGGATGTTAACGCCCATATAATCATGTCTGCATCATCGTATGGAATTTCTTTCATCTTTTTCATAATTGGAATTAAACTAACACGATCTTCAACTGCCTCTGCTAACTGTGGGACTAAATCAATCCCACCAGTAACATCACTTTTTGACAATTGGCTTACTTTTAACTTACCTGCTGTAGCAGCTTTATCCGCCATATCTTGCCATTTCGAAGCACTGGCAACATCTCCCTTTGCGGCAGACATTTCACTTTTTACCTTCCACACTATAAACGTATAAAACCATTCCGTATGTAAGGCTGTCTTCTCTCCGTAACCCAAACTGAGCTTTTTTCTTTTTCGTTGAAAATTTAGATATTCATCTTTGTCATACCCATAACCGAATTCATCTTGCAATTTGGCAATTTCTTTCTCTTTTGAGCTTTCAAATGTTCCTGTATTTTCTTCATTAGAACTCCCAGTATATGTAAAATGAGATATTCCATTCTTTTTACCAACTGTAAATAATTTACTTACATATATACCAAACACAGCTTTCACATTTTTACCCTTGGACTTAAACGTTTGTATATGTGATTTAGTTTGATCTACTGCCATTGGGTGATATGCTACATTTAAAGTTTTACATGTTTCTAGTAATGATCTTTCCATATCATTTTCATATCGATTATAATTAGCATCAAATTCTTCATTCACGCAATTTTTACAAATAGACATGAGATTATTAGTGTCTAATATTGTGTCTGTAGCTTTTAAGAAAGTGTTTGCTTTATACGGCTTTCTACATTTTCTACATACTGTTTTATTCCCAACTAATATATCGGTATATTCTTCTTCTTTTTTTTCAAGTTTCTTTTTTAATTGATCATATAACTCTTGTCTAACTGCCATTTTATATGTCACCACTTTTCTAAAATTATTTGTCTACAAAGCAAAAAGCCACCCCAAAACGGGATGACCTTTATTTATTAACTTCTTTCGAAGTACTGTGGGAACAATGCCCACTTCTATATTTTTCTGTTTAAAATCTGAATTTTATTCACTTATTTACAATTCTATATCAATATTATTTAATATACTGTCTTGATATATTATTGCCTTTGCTTCACTCTTAGCTGTTTTCTTTAATTTCATACTAAAGTCATCTATACCTATAATAGATGGACACTGGATTACCTTTGTGCGTAAGCTTGCCGTTTCTTGTTTTGAATTATGCAAATGCCCAGTAATTAAATAATCAAATTTTATATCATATATTTCTTTATACTTTAATACAGAATCTACTAAATCTTTTTCATTTTGACCATGTGTCGCTAAAACACTTATATTGTTAAGTTTAATATATTGCAATGGTCTAACATCGTTAATAATTACTCTCTTATTTTTTATAAGCGATAATTTTATAACTTCATCAATAACATATTGCATTGATTCTTTACTAAAGTCACCAGATTTAGAATCTAATATTCTTGCCTCACAATGATTCCCTAAACAACTATAGTAGTTAATTTTTACATATTGGCTTAAATCCTTAATCCATTCAGATAAGAAATTTCCATATTTAATTGCACTTTCTACTAAACCGTATTTAATTGTCATCAAAGAAGTAAATCTTAATATTCCCTCAACGGAATCAGATAAGTCTAAGAGTGTGAGTTCAGAGATATTATATTGTTTAATTAAGCCTACATATTTATCCCTAAGTTTCCACATTCTTTCTTCAAATATAGTGGGATTATAGATATTTAATATATCACCATTTAATCCGTCTATTTGAATATCTTTACCATAGTGCGCATCGGCAATACAAAACAAGGCGTCCATTTTACTTGTTTTTGTTTTATACAGTACCTTGGGCACACTCAGTGGTTGTAAATCTTTTATATATTCACGAATTTCCTCTAATATGAATTCCTTACGACCTTGATTCCTAGCATGTTCATTATAGATATTACGCAAAGATATTAGTTTAGCAGTTTCTTTTTTAATTTCAAACTTTTTGTCTTCGTATACTTCTAAAAGCTCTCCATCTAGATACTCATATTTTACCGAATCAAACATACCATCAAACGATTGGTATCTTTTCCTATACGCAGACTCATCAAAAGACTCTTTTAGCTCACGTCTACATATTGCTCCATAATAGTCATCATGAAACCCACCTATATTTTTACGATGTTCATAAACACGCCATATAAAATGATCTTTATCTTCATCATTCTTCTTTTTAAAATCCATTATAAACTATTCCTTCTATAAATTAGTCGTTTGATTCAACTCATCTTTAAATTCTTTTGACGGGGTTATAGTGCATCCAACACTACCCTTACTCATAAAAGGTTTCTTATTTTTAGGGTTTTTCATTTGTCTTGGTGGATTTGACTTATGTTTAAATGTACATAGGTTCAAAAGAGCCACACTATCTCCCTCTTTAATATGTTTTAAGATAACATCTCGCATTGTATTTATAAGTAATTTTGTTTTATCTTGATTTATTCCTGTTAGGGAAGCCATTTCCCTCACAATTTCGCTTTGATTTATTTTCATAAAATTTCCTTTCCAACTCTTCTCACCATTCAATCGTCTCAATCGGATAGTATTATTATTTTTAATCGTATTTTGGGAAAGAAACTTTCGTCTCTCTCTCATAAAGCAACGGTTCTCAAAATGAAAACCTTCGGCTTTTACGGAACTTTTTATTTTTTACGATTTTTTATGCAAAAAATTAACACCTAAAAACTTCCATCTTTATCTGAATAAATTACGTGTCGTCAAAATCTTTTTTGCTGTCGTGATTATCGAATTTTTTTAATTTATTTAGCTCTTTTTGACGCTTACGATAGTTCTTCTGATAGCACTTTTGACACATTTTTGGGCTCCTATCTGCCCTAACTTCGAATTCAAGGTCACATTGCTTACAAACGACTACTTTATTACCCATCCTTGAGTAATTCGTTTTCTTAGAATGTTTTTTAGCCTTATCTCTGCATTCTATACAATATTTCTGGTTATGTGCTTTTTTAACATAAGGTTGATTACACATTAAGCAAAGATCGTGATCAACACAGTCTAAATTTTTTGTTAGATTGTAATGTGCTACATCCCCCCAACATTCCCAAAATGTTGTTTTTTTATTCGTGTACCTATACGTACAAAGATATTCCCAAATTACATCGCACACATAGAAACTATCTTCGCATATTTCAGCTATCTTGTTTTGAATGTCTGAATAAACACCTCTATAATTTGTATACTCTTTATGATATACGTTTAATACAAAATTTTTGCGTAAATCTAATGTTCTATACTCCGTTATTATTTGTCCAGCTAACTCCGTGTCTATATCAATATCTTTGTTATTCATCAGCATTTTATAGTCAAATTTCCCAAAAACTTCATTTTTAAAATCAAATCTAGGGTTTTTTATAAGCTCGTTTAGCATATTGCAAACTGAACCATTAAGTTTATCTAAATTATCCTCTTTTTTGTCTTTAGCGTATTTGAAAAAATATGGTAATTTAACTTTTTCCACTTCACTCAATATTTCTTTATATTTGTTTGGGATTTCAAAGTTATCCTTATTTTTTGCTGAATCAATAATACGGTTCACTATCACAACCAGAACCTTAATTGTGTTTATGTCGTCCTTAGTGATATTAGGTTGATTTAAGATTTTAGTAATATAGTTACTATATATTCCAATCTCACCTGACCTGTATGCTTCAAATAAACTCTCAACTATACTCTCATTAGTTATTATTTCCTTCTTGGGTTTTTTTCGTTCAAAATATAGTGGAACCACATCGTATTTTTTTATTAACCGCTTTGCGTGTTTTATTAGCGTTTGATTATCACAAATAAGCATTATATCTCCATCGCAATCGAAAAATAATAACGTGCTAATTAAGTCTTTTACGCTCGTATATATACCGTCTGTTACGAACCATTGGGACATTTCCTCTGACTTATTGTTTGTACGAATAGCATGTTCTATATAGAGATGTGGGGAACGTAGGCAATCTAATTCTTTATTATCTTGGAACAAATCGCAATAAACTTCCCCATCTTTTAATAATCCATTTGGATTTTCGATTCCTAAAAATAGCCACTCAGCAAAGGCATACACGTCTGGAATAATATAGGTATATTTTGATCCAATTTTAAGTTTACCAGATCGACCTTGTTTAACTAGTTGTTGTTTTTTAGCACGAAGAACTTCTCTGGAATGAGGCTCCGTCATTAGTGGTTTATATCTATTTATACACTTTTGTAACCAGTTCTTATGTTTATTTCTATCACTTGATCCCATAAGTCTCAAACTAGCTTCTTCATCATTTCCAATTCTATATATGTCATAATTATTATTAATAACCAATTTGGCTAAATCTGACTTAGGTATATCATGCAGTGTTTGTAGCATTTGGTAATTGAATGTTTTATTCTTAAATGATTCTACATCTTTACCCGTTATACCCATTTCACAACCATATACTTCAAAATTAGTGCAATAATCATCCCAATTTTCATAGTCTTCCCACATCTTAAATTGAGACTTTGTTAATATGACCTCTATATCATCACTAATTATATTCCACTGTTTACCATATATATCAGTAACGATGGGGTTCCCATTCTTTTTTTCTATAAAAAATAAAAAATCAAACGGCGTAAACAAACCTTTGATATGTGGGGCACGAATTGCCAGATTTTTATCACAAACAGATGGAAGCATTATCCCAGCCCCATCCATATGTGGAACAGTTATGAACCTAGTTTGGCGTATAATGTCGCAATCATTCTCCCAGTTAATATAATCTACATCACCGTAGACATCGGTTTTAAAATCGTCTACAACTATACATTTTCTAATATCAAAGTCATCCCATGTGTCTGTAGCACTACTACTTAATGCGGTATATGCTATAAATTTATTAACGCACATTCCACCTTTATCGTTAATATCATCTATAGACAAGCCACACATGAGTTTATTCCTATATTTATTTAAAACAGATTCTTTGACGAATACATTTAACTTTTTTCTGATTTGCCCTGCACTAGCACAAAAATAAACATATTTCTCACCATTCCATTCAAACCCATCTATAATTATATCTCGAATTACATCTTGATAATACATCTCAACTATAAGTAAATCATATGTGAGTTCATCAACATCAATACATAAGGTGCGTGTCAAATAACTAATAAATACATTTATCTTTCGCCTATCTGTTATATACTCATTATTAAAAACACGCAACTCATTATTGGTGGATAGTAATTCTTTTAGGTCTTTTTTGTAGCGTCCTATTATATGGCTAATGCTGGATATTTCCTTAGCGTTGTCGTTTTCTTTGTCTTTTTTTAAACAATTCCGTTCACTATATAAAATTTTCATTTTGTTATGAATTTCTTGTTCTTCTAGAGAATAAAACGCAGAAGTGTCAACTGCATATAATTGGATTTGTTTATCTAATAGCTGTATCTCTTTATCTAATTTCAACTATATACGAT